GACGGGGGCTGGCATGGGCGTAAGTACGTTGAACGTCGCGGTGTTGTACACACTCACACTAAGGGGCGACCAGAGCGTGAGAAAGTCTGTGCCGGGGAACTCGAAGCGGAACAGTTGGCAGTCGGCAGCGACTAACCCCGGTATGTCGGCGGTCAGGTCGCGTGCGTACTGCGTCCCGGTGCGCTTGGTAACGCCACCTTGCGGCATGACAATCATGTTGGTTATTTCACGGCAACCGCTGGCGTATACCTGAGCAATAGAGCCGCCACCTTGCAGGGGATCGACGCCGCCGCCCTCGACACGTGACATCCACCGGGGCGACAGTTCGCCCCCTACGAAATCCGTTATCAGCGAGTGGCCTCGGTAAGCCATTATCGGTTTTCCGTCAGCTGCGTGTTGTAGGTGACGCGAGTCGCCGATTCCATTCCATACACTTCAAGGCAGGCCAGCTTGCGCGTGTTGTAGAACTGCATCATCTCAGTGGACTTCGGTGCGCTGCCCGTCAGTGAGTACGAGAACTCACTCGCGAGATACGCAACCAACGCTTTCACGAAGCTACTGTCGAACAGAGTCTCAAGTCCGGTAGCGATGGACACGTACACGAACTGCGTCAGGCCACTCTGCGCCAGCAAGTTGTTGCCTTCTATGATCCAAGGAACGCTCGGGTCTGGACCGCTCAAGGTGCTCAGCATGACACCGTAGTCAGCGGGCAACGTGTACGTTAGCGGCAGATTCACGTCGATCACTGCGCCAGCGACGGGGGGTACTGAGCGTTTGATAGCGAACGAAGGCTTGATGTCGCGCAGCACGTGGTTGCGGGCATCCTCGTAGAACGCCTGCGCGACCTCTGCTTCTTTCGTAGTCTCAAGGATGTTCTGTATCGTCTTGTCGCCCAGCATCAGCAGCGCCTGATTGCATATGCTCACTACGTCAGCCACGTCAGCCTCCTAGCAGAAATTGGTCAGCGCGTGCCCACGCAGCGAGTATCACCGAGTCGATCAGTGCTTCTTTGTTGGGGTTCGCGAGGATGAAGTTGCTTTGCGACGCGATCATCGCAACGAGTATCTCGGTAGCCACGTACGTTCGGATGTTGATGCCGTCGGCACCGCCCTGCTTCGGGAACGCGCGGTCTGTTCCTATGATTGGCATTACCAGCCCCTCGATGCGCGGGGGCGCTTCATCCGAACTGCGTTGTAGCGGTCAACGACGTGTGCATGGGCGGCGTCTACGCGCCTCATGTCGATGCCGTGAGCCAGGAAAAAGGTTGTCTGGTCGGAGAGCGTTACGCCCGCCTGTTCCAGCTGAACGATTGCGTCGGCGATGACGCTTAAGCTGAGTTGCTTGCGGTGGTCTTCACCCGAGGCGCACGTCTCGCACCATTGCCAGCCCGTTACCAGTGTAGGGTTGCCGCACATCTTGCATGCTGTCTTCATCAGTCCTCCTTAAAAGAAAATCCGCGAAGGGGGGATGAGTCCCCTCGCGGATCTGCGATTGAAGACTGATCGAGCGATCAGACTTCGATGCAGTCGACCTCGATCACACCCGCTTCTTCGATGCGCGTCGCGCCCATCGTCATCGAGCAGTAGACCTGCCACGCGAACGACTTGTCGGCGCGCTCTGCGATCCGCGCGAACATGTCGGCGTTGATCGCCAGGCCCACTGCCTGCTTCTGCCACATGATCGTCTTGCGGGTTGTCGACGCCTTGATCAGACGCTCGCTGCGAATCCACGTCAGACCCATGAACGTAGTCAGCTGCGCGGCCATCAGCGTGCGGACGGTGTTGTAGTCCGCCGACGTGAAGGCTGCGAGTTGCAGGACGTTCGTGAGCTGCTGCGATCCGTACGCGAAGAAGCGATCCATGTCGTCCACTTCCTGACTGTTCAGGAGTTGGATGCCGGCGAGGACTTTCGCTTCCGTCAGACCCAAGGCGTTCGCAGGGACCACGTTGGTTGCGCCGGTCGGGAAGGGAACCGCAGTTCCGTTGCCGTCCGTTGCCGAACCCGTGAACGCAGCGATGATCAGGTCGTCCTTGGCGCGGCCCAGTGCGTTCGCACCGGCAATCGCGTACTCGCTTTCCGGCGAGATGATCAGGCGCAGCTTGTCTTCGCGGTCGACGAGATCGCCCCAGTCGTAGTCAACCGGGCTGACCTTCCGACGCGAGCTGGGAGCATCGAGAACCGGGGTGTCAGCGTGCCGCGAAGCCTTGGCTTGCGCGGTCACTGCGCCGAGGCGCTCAAAGTTGTCGACGTTGCCGACGAGTGATTCGGTACGCACCGCACCACCGAGGCGCGATCCGCGTTGCTGAGAGAGTTGATACACGTTCGACTTGAACTGCTCGACGAACGCTTGAGAGATTGTGCTGACCATAATGGCCTCCGTGAATTACGACACTGTACTTAGCTGCCGCGCACCCCGGAAACCGGACGCTACTTTAGTCGGACGTTTAACCGCACCCCGACTGAATCGAACTGTAATCTTACAGCGAGGGGGCTGTCTAGTACCCGTGGCCTCGCTTTGAGTATTTCTGCGAGTCGCGTTTAACCGCCTTCGTCGCCTGCCCCTGCTTTGGCTTTGCTTTTTGGACTTTCAGCTTCGGTGACTTCAACGGCGCTCTCCTGGTACGCGGGCATCTGCTCCGCAAGTGGATGCTTGGTTCCGCAACGCGAGCAACCGAGGTGGAACGCTGTCGCGTCCGATGTCCAACCGCAGCGTTCACAACTGAGAATGTGCGACATCAGTCGTCTCCTCGATCATACGAACGTGGGGGGATGGGCAACTCGCCCGGTTCTTTCGGCGTCTTCACAACCTGATCTGACATGACGAACCCCTTGGTGGTCGGACTCGTGTCGACGAGTACGACGCCAGCGGGCAGACCCTGGGGCGGAGGTGGAGGCGTTGCTCTCATTTCGTTTTCCTCAGGTGTTCGTCGGTGCTTGGACGGGCGCGAGTCCGCCGATGTCGGTCGGGGGCGCGGACACTGCTTGCACGGTGCCCCACGCGAGCGCGGTCGAACCCGCGGCGATGCCGCCATTGGTGCCGAGCGTTTGCCCGCCGATCAGTTGTTGGGGGTCGGTACGGTTGGACATGCCAGTCTCCTCAAAGTAGCCAGTTTGCAGTGTTGGCAGTGGTTAGGACGCCATCCGCCGTGATCTGTGTTGCGGTCGCTACAGCCATCGCAACGAACGGCGCTTGCGGATCAAGCGCAGGGGACGGCGCTGCGGGACCGCCGATTGACTGCGTTGTGAAGCGCCCGGTGTCCCGTACGTCAACGCGCATCAACGGCGCGGCCTCGATCTGATTCTTGCGGCGCGGCGCGAGTCCGACCGTGTTGTCGAAGCCGCTCGATACTGAGTACGTCGGGATTGTCGCGGTGCGACCATCCGGTGCGTTACCTGCTGCTGCCAATACGCCTGCGGTCATAGCAATCCCCCTATTGAAACAGAACTTGAGCGTTCGACGCCGCAGTTACATCGAGCGGCGATATGAAGTGAATACCTTGCAGCGACACGGTCATTGAGACCGCACCATCGTTGAACGTGATCGAGCCACCGACCTGAACATGAATCGCTACCGGGCGTTGCGCTTCCTGGGAATAGTTCTTCACGGTAGCCGGCAGCCAGCCGGTGACGGCGGGTGGTGCTGAGACCTTCGCTGCCGCTGTCATTACTGGTACAACACGAAGCAAGCGCCGGTCACGACACCGAGCGACGTAGGCACCACGTACGTGACACCTGTCGTGGCAATCGTCATTGAGACGCCACCACGTATCACGATGATAGAGCCGCCAGTCGGCACGTAGACGCCGATTGGCAGTTGCGCGTCGGTGATGAAGTCAGCCGAACTGATCGCTGCTATCCAACGCATCGCCGATGGTGGTGCACTAACTATAGCTGACATGTGCTACCTCAAAACAATGCGTATACGGTGCCAGAGACAGTGCCGATCCGTTGGGGGGACAGGGGCTTCTCTCCCTGCTCGTCCAACGTCGCTATCGTACCCGCTGCGTCGATGCACTGACAGGTGCCGTTCGCTGACAGCACCAGAATCGCGTACGGCTGCGCGGCCTCCGTTCGGTAGTCTTCGCCACCGGCAAGCAAGACCCAACGAATCGCGGTGGCTGGCGGTCTGCGTATGACAGCTGCGGGCATGGCGTCAGTCCAGAATGTACGCGGTGCCGGTCACCGCAGTGATTAACAGAGGCGATACCATGTAAATGCCCGGCCCCAACGTCATCGTTGTTGCGCCATCGCTGATCGTCAGTGTACCGCCGTTGTTGATGAACACCGCAGCCGGACGCGCCACGGCGGCAGAGAAGTCGAGTGGCCCGGTCACCAGTAGCCAACGGGTGAAGGTGACGGGGGCGCTCCGCATAACCGCAGGCATTGGTTACCTACTCCATGATATGGCGGCAGTGTCGATGGTCACATCGGCGGCGATCCGCGCGGCGGTCCACGCTGCGACCGCCGTGTAGTCAATCGTCTGGAAGGCAACAGTCGGACTCGGGCGCGGGATCACACTCCCATCACCGGCTTGCGGAGCGTTCATAATTTGCAACTGCTCGTAGCGGTGCGGTCGGTTCGCGCTCGCATCGTCCGACGTGACGGCAACGACGGCGTTGCTGAGCGGACGGGAGTTGAGTGTTTGAACGGCCATAGCGGTCTCCTTATGCGTTCATCTGCGCTGCGTTGGCGACCATGAAGTCGGTCCAGTCGGCGTAGTCGCGAACGATGCTAACCGTATTGAACTGCGCCTGCGCGAGCGTGCCTGCGGGGAACCGCAGTGTGATCGTGTTGCCGACAGCGACCGCAGTGATGAGGATGCGGTAGACGCCGAGTCCGGGCGGCGATGCAACAGCGGCGTTCCAGTTGGTGGCGCTGATGTTTGATCCGGTGGCGGCGCCCCCTTGCAGAACCGTTACCGTGCCCGACTGCATGAATCCCGTGAGCCAGATTTGAATCTTCTCGCCAATGGTCAGCGCGGGTGCGCCTTGGTCCATCGTGCAGACCAAGTCGACGTTGCCCGCAGGGGTCGCGTTGATCTGGCAGCTTCTCGCGGGGAGGTTGTACAGCCAGCCGGTGCCCATCACGACGCCAACCGGCGCGACTGTCGATAGCGGCGCGTTGAACGTGCCCGCATCGTTGGGATAGTTTGACGGCGGTGCGCCGCTGGCAGGGCGGAACTGGTTTGAAAATATGCCGGAGCCGAGTCCGACCTGATTTGTTGGCGCGGGGGCAGCTGCGAGTCGCGTTGCGTACCCCGTGTTGATTGAACCTGCGGGCACACCGTCAGGTAGATACGACTTCTCCCACTTGAACCACTGCTGTGCTAACGAGTTCGACATGTCATGTCCTCAAGGCGTTATGGGAATCGTCTCACCGAGGGCGGCTTCACCGCCAGCACCTCGGGTGTGCTCACAAGTCATCTCGCAATGGTCGCACTGCTCCGCTGTCACCCGGCATGACGACCCCGGCGTTGACTGAGTCTTCAAAGCGCAACCTGCCATCAACAGGATAAGCAGTGCACTAGCCGACCTCATCAAACATAAAATCCTTTCCGGGCTTCTGGCCCATTGATATTGCGGTTAAACGTACCACCTCTGCAAGTGCCGCGTCATGCGCGCTGGCCCCTACCTCCATTCGGGGGCGGTTAAACGGATGCGCTTTGTTGGTCTTGATCTCGGTCAGCTTGAGCGCAGCTTCAGCCCGCGTCTCGGCATAATGCGGGCGGGGCACGAAGTCGTTGCCGGTCTCGACGAAGGTCTTGCCGACGGCGGCGAGGGCTTTCAGGACTGCCGGGTTAGGGTTGCTGCCCAACACGGCGACCAGCTCATCGCCGCCGAACTTCTTCGCGGCTTGCAGGGCGAGCGCCTTGCGCGATTCAAACGCTTCTGGACCCCATTCCTTGAGCAGCGCGGCGTTTGCCGCCTCATTGCGACTGGACGCGACAGCGAGCGTTTCACGCTGGTTCTTGACCAGTGCGGTAGCCCACGAGTCGAACTGCTTCGGCGATAGGCCCAGCTGGTGCGCGTCAGCCTTCCACTTGTCGATCATGTCCTGCGTCAGACCGATAGCGACGGCGTCAGCCGGTGGCTCGCTGAGCGCGTATAGCTCCGCTTTCTCCGGTTTGACGAAGTCGGTGAACTGATCCTTCGGGACCAGACCCGCCCGTGCCGCCTTCTCGCGGAACTCTTTGACGGCATCTTCCCCCGCTCCTTCGCCCGGTATCCGCAAGGAATTGCCGAGCATCTTCTGAAAGTCGTGCGCCTGCTTGAGCGCGCTCGCGATGTCTTTCGACTCCTTCACGAAGGACGAGTTCTTTACCTCGTCCGATGCCTCACCAAACGCTTCATCCCATTCCATCCTATTTCTCCTTGAGTATCTCTGCTAACAACGCCACCAAGTCTTGAGCGCCGCAGTTGTACGCGGTGCGGTACGGATCAGGCGCGAACGGTCGCGCTGTGCGCGCCTGAAGTTCTTTGAGTAGCCACGTGCCGAGCGGTGTGGTGAACACGCCTTGCACCGCCTGACTGAACTGGATCTCCTGATCGTTCATCACTGGCGCACCGCGTTCTGCGTGATGCTATCGACGGCGTTCGCCATCGTCTCTTGGCCGACCGCCTGCCCCATGTTCTTCATCGTCTGCGACGCTTGCAGCGCCTGCTGCTGCGCTTGTGCCGCCTGGACCTGCGCCTCGCGTATGCGACGGATCTCCGCGACCTCGGCGACGCTGCGCGTGACGACTGCCGGGACGCCCATCACTTCCGCCTTGTAACGCTGCGTTTTGTCAAAGTCGACGATGTCGGTAGCTTGCGGTTGTCCTGACTGGGCGAGGGCGAGTGCGTCCGCGACAAACCTGTCGATGGATTCAAGCTCGACTGCGCGTTGTGCCAGAGCCATTGCGCCGACATAGTTGATCTGTACTTGTTCATCCCTCAGTGCCTCCGGTAGCGGCGGTAATGCGTTCTTGCGGTACATGATGCCGAACAGCCGTTGCAGCATCGGGTTGAGCAGGTCGGCCTGCGTCTGCACGACGGTGGGGCCGAGTGCGCGGTACACCTGCTCGACGCGCTTTGAGACTTCGTACGCGGTCATCTCGCCAACCTGCTCTCTCGGTGGAAGTTCGAGGGAGTGGTAGCGGAAGATTTCTCTGATCTGATAACGCTTGTCTTCGGTCTGGATCATGTGGTGCTGGAGGTCAGGGCGAATGTCCCACTGCCCGATCTCGTCCATTTTGCGGACGACGGTTAAACCCTTCGCCTTCATCTGCAAGTCGCCCATGATGTTGTTCGCCGTCGTCTTGATCGGCGGATCAATCGCCTTGGCCCACGCCGCAAGCTCCAAGCGCTCAGCTGTATTAAGCGTGGTGATTGTAGGTAGCGCGCGTTCGCCGGGACCGTACCCCATAATGTCCTGCGACTTCTTGCGCCACCGAGTTGTGTAGACAGCCTGCTCGTAGGTGCCGTTGTCGTCGACCAGTTCTTTCGACGAGTAGTCGATCCACACCTCTGCCCAGGGTCTGTCCTGCGGCGGCAGCGGTCCGGTCGGCTTCTCTTTCAGCGCGCGTCTGAAGCGGCATACCAAGGCGATGATGATCTTGTCAGGCTCGCCTTCGTCCATCGCTTGATGTGCGCGCGAGGGAGCACGCTCAGCGAACTTCTGCACCCACTGCTCTGCGGTCATGTCGAACTTGCAGAACACCTCGTCGACGAGACCGTTCGCATCCTCAGCGACGCCGACGTTGCCGAGGAAGTAGTTGCGGAACGTGAATCCATGAAACTTAGTGTCGTCGTCAGGACCACGATAGTGAGGCACGAACTCGTCGGCACCCACCATCGCTGTGCCCAGGGCACCCAAGTCGAGGTACGCCTGGCCCATGATCATGTCGAAGTTGCTCAGCCTGATCGCGCTGCGCAGCCGACGGGTGCACTCGTCGAGCCACTCACGCGCGGTGTCGTCGGTGTTGAGCGCGTCGTTCTGAAAGGACAGGTGGAACCACTGCGTCGCCGGGGACGTTAGCGCCTCGTGCATGCGCGTCGCAAGGCGCTCGTTAGCTTCCAAGGCAGTAGAGTCGAACACCTGCGGGTCGCTGCGGCGCTGACCCATCGACCAGCTGACGTTGAACGAGTCCTGCTGCGGCATGACGAAGTCGGAGATCTGTTGCCACAGGTCGCGCCAGTTGCTGAGGTCAGTCCAGCGGCGGTCGTAGAGTCGGACCAGTCTGTTCGCGTTGTAGTTCGAGAGGCTCATGTCGATCCCTTGTAATGAGTATGTCGATGACCACCGTAGAGCGCGTCGGATCTGGAGATCATGCTATGCAGCTGCATGGTCCGATACCGGGTCGCGTCCATCAGGTGATCGTTTACTTTAACGACCTTACCTTTTTCGTCGCGCCGGTAGATGCGGAACTCACCGAACCAGTCCGAGAGGTGGTTAAACACCCGCAGTCTGCCCGTCGATAAGCGTTGCCATACCTGCGCGAGACCCGCCTCCACGGTATTGTCTGCGGGGCGGATACGCAAGCCCAGCTCCTCGTACAGCGCCAGGAGCTGCTTGCCGTCCGCCTGACCCCGGCCTCTTGCAGATGGGTCGATCTCCCCTTCGAGCCAATCACCCCGAGCTTTGATCGCGGCTGCATGGATCGCGGGCTCAGCCTTGCCCGCCTTGTACGTGTCGTAGACGTACGCGATGTCGGTGTCGCGGTCGAGGGCGATGAACACCGCCGCCGTCCAGTTCCAACCCACGTCGAAGCCGTACCCCCTCGGCCAATAGTCAGGGATGTTGATAGGCGCACACGCGATGAGTCGCTCGTCCACCGGGTAGATCGCGCCGGAGCCCAACATGGGGACGCCACGGGTCCGCGCATCGACCTGATGCGGTGGTATCGACTTTATGAGTTCAGCCTGTTC